GATTGGTACATCATCCCGAACGGAGCGCCGGACGCGATGGTGCAGGCATGCTCTCAAGACCTCAATCTTCCGATCCAGGGCGAGAAGAAGGTCAAGCCTCGTCGCCGCTCCAAGGGTCGCTTCGATTTCAAGAACCATCTGCGCCTAGCGATGCGCGGTCTGATCTTTGGACACGCTTACTTCGAGCAGGTCGGTTTCATCGGAGACGACGGCAAATGGCATCTGAAGAAGCTAGCCGAGCGGCCACAGAAGTACATCGCAAATATCGGAGTCTCGGACGATGGTGGGCTCGTCTACGTCCAGCAGAACATCAACTCGGGCAACGCTTACATGATGATGAACCCTGTGATCCCCGTAGACAACCTCGTCGCTTACATTTGGGAGCAGGAGGATGGATCGTGGATCGGACGCAGCGCTATGAGAGATTGCTACAAGAACTGGCTCTGCAAGGACAAGCTCGTCCGGATCGATGTCATCAATCACGGACGTGCCGGTGGCGTACCGTACGTGGTCGGCCAACCTGGCGCTACACCTGCCGAGCTAGACGAGCTACACATGATGGCTCGCGACTTCAAGATCGGTGAGCAGGCCGGTGGCGCGATCCCGTACGGCGCACAGATGCAGATTGCGAGAGCGGGTAACACCAATGTAGTCGAGTCGATGCGCTACCACGACGAGGCGATGGCGCGTCAGTGGCTCCTGATGATGCTCCAGCTGGGGATGACCACCTCCGGCAGTCGAGCGCTCGGGCGAACCTTTCACGAGTTCTTTGCTCAAGGACAAGCGGCGGTGGCCGATTGGTTCACCGACGTGTTCAACATGCATGTGATCGAGGATTACGTCGATTGGAACTGGGGTGCCGGCGAGGAGCTAGTGCCGCTGCTCGGCTACGACCAGGACATCGACTTGGCCCTGACAGAGATCACTGGACTGATCAATGCTGGCGCCATCGTTCTCGACCGCGATTTGGAGGTCGCTCTTCGCAAGGAGACGGGCCTGCCTCCGAAGATGGACGGAGCGCCCGATCCTGTTCCATTGAAGCCGCCCCCTTCTCCGTCGGGGTTTGGGACTAGTGGGGCAGGATCGGCCTCCGGCAATGAGCCTGGACAGCACCAGCCGAAGCCCGCTGGTACCACGAAGCAGGGCACCGGGAGTCAGGGCTAGCTGTGCGGGCGTGGCTACCGGCGAAGCGCACGGTCGGGAGTTGCTCCCTCCCGGTCGGTAGCCATCGTCCGCCGTTCGTAGTAGACTCTGTCCGACCAAGGAGGAATCATGGCCGGTAAGATCGACGCCCATCGCCGGGGCGAGCAGGACGGCGGCGACAAGAACATCCCCACCGCAAAGTGGGAAGTCCAGAACCAGCCCAGGCCCGAGTCGGCAGGAGCCATGACAGCTGGTGCCCAGCTGCACGCGGCGCTGGCCAAGTCTCGCGGCAACATGGGGCTCACAGGCTGGAAGTAGATGGCCAGGCGTAGCCGCTCACCCATCAAGATCAAGAAGAAGAATCGGGGCAAGCTCCGGGCGCATGCTGGCGCCAAGAAGGGCAAGAACATCCCGGTGAGCAAGCTACGTCAACTCAAGAAGAGCAAATCTCCGGCCGTCCGCAAGCGGGCGACCTTCGCTCTGAACGCGCGTAAGTGGCGCAAGACAGGCGGAAAGAGACGCAAATGAGCATGGTCATCGAGAAGATTCCGGGCACGCCACTCTCGGCAATTCGCAGCGTTCCCCTCATATCGACGGGCATCGAGTACCTTCTGGCTACCGGCCCCAAAACCTTCACTGAGGAGGAACTGGCGGATGCCGTGCTGGCGACCGAGGATCCAGCAATCGTAGACCCGAGGCTGAAGATCGGGCACAAGGATCCAAGGTTCAATACTCCGGAGCATGACGGCGAGCCCGCGCTAGGGCGAGTCGAGAACATGGCCATCGGTAACAATGGCCAAACGATCTACGGTGACGTTGTGACGTTCGACTGGCTCGCGAACCTGATCCCGATTGCCTACCCAGGCAGATCCATCGAGGCAGGGCTGGGAGTCAATGTCGATCTAGTCGAACATCACAAGACCGTCACTGGCCGCAAGTACCGGATGGTGCTCACGGCCGTATCTCTGCTGGGAGTGACCTGGCCGGGATGCTCGACCCTGGATGACCTGCCGCTGCTCCTCGACGCGGAAGGGCCGCCAGGCGTCCAAGTAGGAGGTGTGAATGCCGCGATGAACATCGAGGATGTCCGCACCAGGTACTACGAACACCTGGACGGTCAGGGTGACGCGACCAAGTTCTGGTGGATTCGTGGCATGCGCCTCAATCCCGACGAACTGATCGTGGATGACGATGATGGCCATCTGTTCCGCGTCGGATTCGACATCGACGGTGACGATGTGGCCTTCAACGATCCGACCCAGGTCGTCTTGAACTACACAGATGTACCGGCTCAGATGGCGGCCGGTATTGCCGCTTCGGCCCTCGTGGGCGAGGGTGAGGATGCCATCATCTACGCAACGAGGGCCGAATCGCGCCCCGACACCACAAATCCAGGAGGCACTATGACTCGCGCGGAGCTTTGCGCGAGCTTGGGCCTGCCGGCGGATGCGTCCGACGAGCAGATCCAAGCCGCCACGCGGAGCGTCATGGCCTCCTCGACGGCAACCGAGGAGGAAACTGTTGTTGCCGAAGCCGCTGAGGACGAGGACACCGAGGGTGACGAGTCCGACGATGGCGACGACGACGATGGCGACTCCGACGAGGATGTCCAGGCCGGGAGCAGGCCAAGGGCCGTCACCGTGGATGCCGCCGCTTTCGAGCGACTGCAGCACGATGCTGCGCTAGCTCGACGGCACGAGGAGGAGCGGGTCATCGCGTCCAACGAGCAGATCGTGGACGCGGCGATCCGCGATGGTCGGTTCCCGCCATCAGCAAGGGCCAGCTACCTCTCGCAGCTGAACAACCCTGGCGGTCGGCAGGCGACCATCGAGTTCATCAACTCGCTGGAGGCCGGGGTCATCCCCGTCCGCGAGCGGGGCAGCACCGGGGCGCAAGAGGAAGTCGCGGCCGGCAACGGGGCATCCCTGCCGGACGACTGGTTCCCCGAGGTCAGGAAACTGCGTGAGCGCAGCACGGTCAAGGCCGGGCGGGTCACGCAGGATCAACACTACGGTGAGCCGGGGGTGACGGGCTAATGGCCAACGACTGCATCCCCTTCAAGGAAGAAGCCGACCGCATCACCGGCAAGGTCACGCCGGCAGGCGGGGTCACCGGCAAGCGATGCGTTGTCATCACCGGCGGTCGCACTTCCACCAAGTCGGCCACCGGCGTCGATGCTGGACTGGTCGCGGATTCGTCCACCGACAAGTCCAACGTCTACTCGGTTGGCCAGGCCACGGTCGCTGGCGCCCGAGTGCTCGGCGTTGCGGCCTTCGACGTGCCGCAGAACGGCATGGTTCCGATCATCCGCGAGGGCATCGTGCCGATCACGGCCGGAGCGGCAATCACGGCGGGACAAGACCTGGACGTGGATACGTCAGGTCGCGTTGTCCCGCACACGACGGGCATCGTCGTCGGCACGGCGATGGATGCACAAGCGACGGTCGGAGCAGACGCAGAAGTGCTCCTGATCCTGTCCACGTAAGGAAGGGAGGTGACATGAGGCGAACACTACTTCCGGAACTGGAGCCCGATCTGGAGGCGATGTTGGATTCCGGCCTGAATGCGCGGGACATCATCATCACCTGCGAGAAGAAGATCGAGGCATCGTTCTATCCCAACCCGGTGCCGCATCCGCTTGGCCCTCCAACGGTCAGCGGTACGACGTACACCGTGGACTGGGCGCTCCAGCAGCCGACGCGGGTCACGCGGACGCTGATGGATCTCACGCTCCAGCGGTTCTTTGCTGACCGCGTCTTCACGAGCGCCGGTGGAGTCACTGGTGGAGCCGTGATCTACGACGTGATCCAGGTCAACGAGTTGTACCTCACTCGTGACTTCGAGCAGATCGCGCCAGGGACGGAGTTCCCAATCCTCACCTCCCAGCGCCGCGCACCGCAGGTCGCGACGGTCGAGAAGTGGGGCGGCAAGTTCTTCATGACGGTGGAAGCTCGGGATCGCAACGACATCTCGGTCTACACCCGTCAGATTCGGCAGCTGGCGAACACCATCGTCCGCAAGATCAATCAGCGGGCGGTGGATGTTCTCAATGCCGCAATCACGGCGAACAGCCGGACGACGACCGGCAACAACTGGACGACGGTCGTCACCACCGGCTCCTCCGCGAGCAACGCCACTCTGTGGCCTGGTCGTGACTTTGCTCGGGTCACCCAGATCGCCGAGCAGGAGGAGCTTGGCTACGTGTACGACCTGTGGATCATGAACCCGCAGGAATACTTCAACCTCGCGACGATCTACGGCAACTTCCTCAACGATCTGCTCGCGAGCACCGGCTACGACATCTTCGTCACGAACAGGGTCACCCCTGGGACGGCGATTGTCGTTGCGACCGGCCAGGTCGGTCAGATGCGAGTCGAGCAGCCGCTGATGACCGAGTCCTGGTACGAGCAGGAGACGCAGCGGTATTGGACACAGTCCAGCGTCCGGCCGCTGTTCTTCGTCGATCAGCCTCATGCCGTCATGCAGGTCACGGGACTGGCGGGCTAACATGGCCGACAATCCCTCAGTGTTCGGCAAGTCTCTCAAGTCCGAGAGCTTGGCCGACTACCAATCGCCCGAGGAGTACAGCGGGGACACTCGGACGATCAAACACCTCATGTTCCCGTGGCTCGTGGAGACGGAATCGCCAATGTTCCCCGGCGAGTCCATCCTCACCGAGCGGGTCGCTAATCGCGGTGAGGAAGTCACCGTCGAGGAGCTTGGCCCGCTCGCGCTGGAGAAGGGCGAGCGGCTTGGCGCCTTCTTCACCGATGAGGAGTTGGAGGCCATGAAGGAGGA